GCTTTGATATCTTTTATCTTATATTCCCTTTTCATTTCTGGTTGTTCCATATAAGAGTGTGTGGTTGTATGCTTATAAACTTATGGGTAGGGGGTTGTGTGTCCCATCCCTCAGATTCGTATCACGAGGGTATGACTCCCTCGCCAAAAAAAGCATGCGATATATAGCCTCGGGGTGTTAGTTCACAGTTTCTTCTCTGCTATATATAAGTTAATATAGTAAATAATAGTAGGTTGAAGTATTAAGGTATATAATTCTTGGATAAGACAGCGCGCACCCCCCTACCCATAAGTTTATAAGCATACAACCACACACTCTTATATGGAACAACCAGAAATGAAAAGGGAATATAAGATAAAAGATATCAAAGCCACTCTTAAATTGATTCTTGATAAGAAAGAGGGTATAGATTACGAGACCTTTGAGATGGAGATATGTGCTAGGTATCATTGTAGTATGAGACTTGCAAAGGAATATCTAAAACAGGCTAAACATGAGATGGGTTTAAGCGGAAGGGAGAATCATGAGCTTCCAGACATAGGTAAACTCGAATGACAGAGATGAGATGTGAGACTTGTGGTAAGTTTATGAGAAAGGCAACTAAAGACGATGAGAATGGGTTAACATGGTTATGGCCTGATGAGAAATGGATATGTCCATCATGCCTTACAAGGATATCTATAAGCTCAATGGAAATATCTTATTAAGATGCCAAATAAGAACTATGTTAAGGGAAGAGCTAAGGAGTATAGAGTTGCTAAGAAGTTCAAAGATGATGGTTGGATAGTTCTAAGGACAGCAGGATCACATGGATTCGCTGACTTGATTGCGATAAAAGGGTATCATGTTAAGTTTATACAATGTAAACCGAATAACTTTTCTGAAAAACAAGCATCAAAATTAACAGATGAATGGGAAATATTTAATTATGGATATAATTGGACTACATCTTTTGAGATAATATAACCCCAGTCTTTCCTGGGTTTTTTGGGGAAGGCGAAATCTACGATAACCGATCATGACCTTTTATCCCCAAAGCAGACGGCAGGATTCGAACCCACAAAAGCCGATAAGTTAATTACTCTTATTCCTCTCGTCTGCATAAATGAGCTGGTCGGGTAATATGAAAGCACAGATGCACTTTGTCATCTCTATCCGCCAACTCTGGATGACTATAATAATAACTTTATAATGAATAATACTCCTATAATTAACAATCCTCCCACTATTATAGATACTATCAAATCTATTGTTCTTTGTGATAATTTCATGATTATAAAGGGGTCAAAGCCCCAAATTTAACTAAATGCCTCTCTAGCTTGTTTTACTAAGTTAATAGCTAAATTCATATCTAATTCAAGATCTTTATCATTCTTATTTATAGCTATAAATATATCCTTAGCATAACTCACATACATTGCTTCATTCATTTTAAATCTTCTCCTTCTCAACAAAATAGCCTTCGTTTTCTAACTCTTTTATTCGTTGCTTTAATTCTTCAATAGTCCTATACTTGATCTTATGTCTGTTTCCTGCGGGGCCAAACTCGTATTCGCTTTGAAAGTTATGATCGACCTTAGCTATTCCTTGTGTAGTGCCTAAAACTGCGTTAGAAGTGTTCTGGGAAGTGCTTTTAGGCTTATCCCCACCTGTCTTAGCAGATATAAGTTCTTTTAACGTTTCTTTGCTATACTGAGATGGGTTTTCTATACCCAAGGATGTTGCGAAAGAAATTTGTTTCTCCGTTGCTTCACTCATTTTCTTTTACCTCCTTTTCAATCATTATCTTAACCATTTTCTCTAGTAATTTTCTTCCTTGTTTAAATTTGAGTCCTTTATTCATAAGAAATATACCTATAGAACTCATCAAAATGTCTTCTTTATTTGTTAATTGCATTTTATGTAAACTGAATATCAGCTTGTGCTTTAATTAATTGTAATCTGTTTTGAAGTTTTAATATTATATTTTTTAAGTTATCTCTTTCTAATATCAATGCTTTGATTTCCATTTCCTTTAAGTCTTTTTTATCTTCTTTCATTTTATATTAAATTTCTTTAGAATAAATTCTCTCCAGCTTATACTTTTACCGTCGAGGATTGCTTTCTCTTCTTTAAGATTCTCTAATTTCTTAAATTCTTTATCTTCAAGTAATATTTGCATGTTTCTCATATTAATGATAAAATCCCCCAGATTATATTTGATATTGCAAATCCTAATGCAAACCAAATTAATTTATCAAATTTATCCATACATTGAATGAATGAATGATTGTTTATAAACCTTTTGGTTTAAGAATTATGGAGCTGACATTATGCCATTTGCATCTACTACAACATTACGTGTTCCAGTTCCTGCTAAGTCTGGTATTTTAATTGTACCATTATCTCTTATCTCCATTAAAGCATTATTAGCAGCGTCTCTGAATTTGAAAGAAACATTTGTTGCAGTTGCTCTATCTGTAATAAAATCCATTCTAGTGTCTGAGTTGTTAGTTTGAATTGTTGAAATATTTGATACTGGTTTTACAGTTAAAATTTTAGCAACAGATATATCTCCTAAAAATTCTACATTTATCGTCCCTGTTGCAACTTTGAATATATTTGCTCCATCTTTATTTCCAAACCATATATCACTTACTGCTCCACTTCCAAGTAATGTTAAACCAACATTAGAATGTTTGAATATTTCTGTTTGACCGAGAGTTGTTGTATCATTTCCTGTAAAAACTATTTTCTCTGCAAAATCCATTTCTTTTGTAAATTTTCCTGTGCCAGTTACAGTTAAATTTCCCGTCGCTGCTGTCCCACTCGTTGAGAAATTACTAGATGTAGAAGTCCAGTCTATATGTTCATTAGCTACGAATCCAGAAAGATTATCATGCACTATAGCTGAATCATTTGTTTGAATATCATTTGCGTTTACTGTGATTCCTGTTCCACCTATTACATTAAAAGTTCTGTTTGCAGAAATATCTCCCCCTCCTGTCATTCCTGCACCTGCCGTTAAAGTTATAGAAGTATGGTTTATATGTTCGTTAGCTACAAAGTCAGAGAAGCCATCGTGACCAGTACCCGAGACAGTTAAGTTTCCAACAATATCAACGGCAGTATTAGGAGTAAACTTAATATCATTTGTAACTCCATAAGAAATATAAGTTCTTATTGTTCCTGCTTTAATAAGATCAAAGTCCATGTCTGCATCTTCTGAGGTATTAGTTCTATCTTTCAAAGTTATTGTATCTCTACCATAAACTGTTCTAATTGATTGAGAATTGTTAAAGACATAATCTATGGCTGACACACTATCATTTAAATCCTGATCAGAATATAGATTTAATATTGTATCGTTAAGAGCATCTTTTAAAGTAAATCCTGCATCGTTAAAGGTTGATATTCCTGTGGCTGTAACTCTTCCTAGTGTTGAAATACCAGTAACTCCTAATGTAGAATTAATTTGTAGAGCACCGGTCATAGTATCCCCAGCAACTTTAACGAATGTTGTAGAATTTTTAAATTCAGGATGACTTGCTATTCCAGAAAGATTAGGTAGAAACATCTCAGTAGCTATTGGAGCTTTAGGTTCAAACTGCTGTCCCTTCATAGAATTCATAACTTCGGTAGTTCTATTTTTTCTACCAGAGCCATGGCCCCCCATTAGATAAAACCTACTTTCTCTCTCACATCAACTAAAGATTCTTCTTGAATAACTAGGTTAGAAACATTACCTTCTTGTCTTTCAGTTCCAAACTCTAAACCTTCTTTAACTGGGACATCTCTTCTAAGTGCTGCCTCTTTTATTTCATCAGGTCCAACTTGTATAGCTACCATAAAATAATTAGAGAATTAACCTTAATAAAACTTATGCTGTTCTTTCAACCTTGAATGTTAAGGCCCCATTCTTCCAAGGAATCACAATAAGAAAATCTGTGGTTAAAGCCAAATTCAAAGCAGTGATTGCTGTATCTATATCTGCTTCAGTTTCAGAATATACTGGTGTGCTTGCGGTTAAATCTCCTGCTACCATTATGACACACTTCCTTTAAGAATTCCTGCATCTATTAAACTTTGGAAAAGATAAGCTACTGCATTACTTGTTACTGTTAAGGTTGCTGTGTCAGCATCAAATGAAGTCACAACTTCAGAATTAGTTACTGTAAATTCAGGCCCTACAATATCACGCTGGTCTCTTGCCACTTTTCTTTACCTCTTTTTTAGGTTCTTCTTCTTGTTTAATATTTCCATATACTGCCCTAGTTAATTCAGACCCTCCCCCTAATTTATGAGCTATCCTTTTTTCCATTTCTTTAGCTCTTAATTTAGCATTGTAAACAACATCTTGCCAGTCTTTATGTCCAAAAGGCTTAGGGATTGTACCGTCAGCTAGATCATTATAATGCTTTAGAAGTCTTTGACAATTTACTAGAGTCATTTTTTCTTCCTCTTTTTCCTCTCCTTTTTAGTATGGCTAGGCATTTAAACCACCGTGTCAGATATTTGATGAACAGATTTAGGGTTAGTTAACAATCCTTCTCCTCTTTCAAGAACTCTAACTTTCTTACCTATTCCGGGAAAGTCAAGTATGTGTGATGTTAGTGGTGTGAATGTTCTCCACTCTACACTTCTGTTTTCTACGAATTGTAGTGCATTATCAGTTGTAGCGTTTTGAGATACAATCACTCTATTACCCAGAATTTCCATGACCTGTCCTTTAACCACAGCTTGACTTGAGAAGCTAGGAATAGAAGAACCTTTAACACTTATCAAATAGACCATTAAGTTTTGATGTTCAATAGGATTTATGTAAAGAACAATAGAGTTTGTGTCATACGACTGAGCTCTAATCTTTCTGTTACCAATTAGGATGTCTTTTATAGGGTCTCCTGTTACAGCATCATCCCATCCGTCAGCTATAGCTGCAGTTGTTAAAGTGTCTGTTGGGTTAGGAGTTGTTGGTGTAGCAGCTGCTGCTTCAATCAGCGTCGAGTAAATCCTTATATCTACCTGGTTAGCTACAGCTCTTACTAAGTCTCTTAGTGTAGTGGCCATTGCTTGGACATCGTTATCTAGTAAGTCTTCCTCAGAAATCATCTCTGAATCTACCATGAACTTCTTAACTCTGCTTGTTAGTTGTGTCCATGTAGGTCCTATAATTGTTGGGAGTGCTCTCTCTGGTACGTTGAATATTTGAGAAACTGTAATTCCTGTTGTATCAACAGAATCTAAGAAACCCGCGGTCTTTTGAAACCAGCGTATTTCTCTATTTGTAGTAGGTTTAACTGTGACCAATCCCTTTAGTAAACTATCTTCATCTGCGAATCCTGTCACGAACATTGTGTGGTCAATTCCACGTATGTCTTGTTCACCAACTGCGTCTGCTACCATTATTCCTTATCCCCTTCTTCTTCAGGTTTTTTTTCTTCTTCGTCTTCTGCCATTTTTAAGTTTCTACTGATCCCCCAATTCCTACATTTAACAAAAATTTGAAAGTCTGACCGTCTGTTGCATCTTGTAAAGCTATACCACATCCGCCGGCGTTATCGGTTGCGGCCGCTGCCGTTAAGAATTCATTAGTTCCACCTGTTTCAGTTTGAATAATATCTCCTGTTGTGATAGTTCCTCCAGCAGTTCCTTTAAAGATTCCTCTCATATAAACTCCGAGTTTTGTTTTACCGTCAGAAGCAACTTTTTCCTCAGCAGCAATTCCTGCGACTGGGTCGGCTGCTGCAGAATTAATAATCGCAGTCATGTTATCAGTAAGTTTCAAAACTGTACCTTTTTCTATACCTGTACCGTCTGCGACTTCAAAACCTACAGCTGGTTCAAGCTCTGTTAATATCACCGCTTCGTTAGCCATATAATCGGTACACCGAATAACTATTTAAACTTTTCCTTTTCCTCAGCGATTCTCTTCTCAGCTAGTTCTAGCATAAGCTTATCTCCCTGAAGGGACTCTGTATATTGAAGGATTGAGTTTTCCAGTTTAATCTTAGCATCTGTCCAGAAGACTTCTTCTTTAGAACCAATCTTAATTCCTAAGTCTTTAGGGACTTCTATATCGTCCTTCATCTTAGATTCTCAAAGTTTTCTTTTACGTAAGCTTTTGAAAGTTCTTCTTTAGTTTTTTCTTTTTCAGGCTCTTGTCTTATTCCTGCTGTACTTGAGAGAAGTTGGTCAGACCTCAACGAGTTAAGCTCATCTCGTATTTTAGAAATCTCCTCTTTCTCTTTTTTGAGATCAGCAATCATAAGCTTAGTTTCTTCAAGAACAGAAAGCTTAGGCTTTTCTTCTGGGACTTCTTCTTTCTTAACTTCTTCTTCTTTTTTTTCTTCCATGTTTACCTCCTTTTATTTCTTTGTTGGTTTAGGTATGTATACTCCAATAGCTAAGGCAATTATACCTATAATTGTTGTAAGCACTACGCCGTTGATTCCTATACTTAATGCATATATCTCTAAGGCAGTAAGACATACCAGTCCAGTAACAACGACTCTCCAATCTATTTTATCTTTCTTCATTTTTAAACCTCCTGTCTGATAATTCCTGCATTTGATAAATAAATTCAGGGTCTTGTGAGACACTTAAAGACAGTCTCATTCTTGCCACTAAATAGTCTCTTTCTCCTTGTAAATTATAAAATGTCTCGAACTCTGCAAGATTAGGTAGGGCTGTTTCAAACTTGGCTATATCTCTCGAAGTGTCGAGTTTCATTTGCCTGTATGCTTGGGCTATTAAAGCTAATTGCTGATTGAACCTCGCGACATAAATCCCTCTGTTTACTGGATCCGAAGCTGCTAAGGTAGCCCAATCATTTAAATTTTGTTTTCCCTCATCGAGAACTCTTTGCTGTGCGGTTGTTGTGTCTGTTCTTTGTTCTTTGAAGTTTCGGAAAATACTAGCTCCTACACTTCCCACAAAAGTGGCAGCCCCTACAGCTAAAGCTAAGGGAGCTGCTATTGGGAGACCTGCACCTGTTGCCGCTGTCCCTATACCCACTGCTGTAGCAGCACCCGCAGCCAATCCTAAGGCTCTTGGTATCGCGTCAACTATTCCAGTTATTGCAGCCTCCCCAACATCCAAGCCAGTAGGACTTATTGACAGCTGTCCAAATTGTCCTAACTGTCTCCCTAATCTTTCAGCTTCTATTTGTTGTTCTATTTGGGTTTGTGCAGCTCCTATTGGTTGGATTGTTCCGCCTACACCTTGTCCTAGTCCTTGTCCTTGTGGTTGGCCAGATGCAAAGGCAGCCCTTCTCTGTTCTCCCCGTGCTATAGATTGTATATCTTCATTTGATAATTTAGCTAAAAAAGTTCTTCCGTCTGGTAGAGTTATTTGAGTTGCCCCTCCCTCTCCTCTTGTTGTTGAGGCTTCTATTGTTCCAGCAGGTGGTAAGGCGCTTGGCCCTCTTTTTCCTCTTTCTGGCTCTTCTTGAAATTCCGTAATAGCCTCTCCAACGTCAATAACAGGTTTTTCGTTACAAGTCTGAGTCGCTGCATCCCAAAACATCCCCTTAGCCTGACAAGCTTGTCTTTTGGCTTCTACGCTCAGTCTTGCTTTTTGTTCTGCCTTTTTAATTGGGTCAAATTCTTTCGGCTTGATATCTGTTCTTGTTCCTCTTTGCGGAGTATTTGGAGTAGTATGCCCTGCCATTATTCTCTCTCCGTTGTAACTGACACATCGTTAGGCTGAATTCCTACTTGTCCCGTGTTCTTGCTCTCGTCAATTTCGGGCTGCATTCCACCTAAGCTTGGAGGTCTGTTAAATTTAATTATTATTGCGTGTTGAGTTTCTAAATCTTCTTCTAAATCTCCTTGTTCTTTAGTATATATTGGCTCAAAGATAACGTGTCCCATCTTTCCTCCGACTTCTGAAGTTCCGTCTGAGCTTGCTATACTTCTAGGAACTCCGAAGATTTGATAAAACTTATTCTCTAACATCCGAATCCATTCTGTTCTATCTTCTGAACTTCTTGAAGGCCAAGGTTCTATCTTAACTGTATCTTTAGGTAACCCAAGCATCTCACCAGTTTTAACAGCCTTTTCTATTTGTGTGTTTGCGAAAGTAATCTTTCCCGCTTTGTCTGTCTCATAATATGCTATACCTAAAGCTTTATCTCTGTGTTTAATTGTTCTCTCATCGTCTAAAGCTTCATTCAAAGCATCTACAATCTTTTTAGCGGGTTCTCCTTGAGCCTGTCCGTGAACTTGGTCTCCTATTCTTTTATTTGAAGAGTGTAACATATCCTCTTTCTTAATAGGTTTCCAATCTTTCCCATCCCAAACATCATAACGCTTAATCAATCCTGATTTATTGAAAACTACTCTAACTCTTTCAGGAGATATAGGAATCATATTAAGAATAATATCTGATTTACCTCTTTTAACTTGTGCAAATGCATCTCCAACAATTAACTTAACAACCTCATGATTCCACATTATTTTTGCGAAGCTATCGTTACCCATTCCTCTAATGTGATCTAATTGAGCCTTTAGTGTTGGGTCTGATGCTATCCATCCCCTACTTACCGCCCATGTTGCCAAAGCATTAGCAGCGTTAAATATTTCAGGAGTATTAAAGTAATAACCAAAGTTAATTGTAGCTTCTTCGAAGTAATGGAAAAACTCATCTGTGTTTTTGTCTGTGATATCAAGAGCCTTGCTAGCAACTATGAAGTCTGGGACTGTTCCACTGAAGTCTGTTGTTGTTGCTTGGGATAAGTTTAGTTCTGCCATTTTTAGTAAGGTAATTCGACGGGGATTAATACGACACACTGTGTGCTAATTGTTGCAGAAGTTGTAGTTTCTGTACTTGTTTTTCTTCCTGCGGGATCAAAATACCATGTCGTGCTTCCCGCGTCTTTTGTTGCCGAAGCCGAAATTCTTAAAGTATCTCCTTTTTTAAATAATTTTCTAGTTGCAGTGAATTGAATGGTTTTCTTTTCTATTACAGTTCCGCCATCCGTTGTTTTCGCCAAACCACTCCCCAACTCCGTTTCTGTTGTTCCATCAAAATGTCTTAATCTGATTGTGGTTGTGATTCCACTAGCGCTTTGGTCTTGCATGAATATCGCGAAACATAAGGCATTGGCGATTTTAAAAGGCTGAGTAATTTTCAAATCAAAATCTAAATCAAAGGTCGCGTCTACAACTGAAAAATTAAGCGCATCCGATCCTATTGTTGCATTTGTTGTTAAAAGATAAGTTTTTGTAGTATCATCCATAGAGCCGCATGGATAAACTGCTATATAACCCACTCCTGTAAATGTATCTACATAATCGTAAGTCCCTTGAAATTTAGGAGTCAAAATCGGTATGTTGATAGGTACTACTTCCGCCATTAATCTATATCTCCCGCTCCACTTAAGATGAACTCTTTATATTTATTATCTTCGACAATCCTTTTCACAATGTCGATGTATCTTGCCCATAATGTATTTACATGAGTTAACGCAGTTTGCACGTCGACAAATCCAGAGTAATCATGGTTAATCACCATTATGGCAGTATAACATGAGACAGCTTCTCTTAAAATCTCTTTGCCTATATCTGAAATGCTAGAAAAGTTTGTAACCCAATCGAATCTCGTGTCTAAACATATTTTTCCTTCAGCTTTTAATATGTAAACATTTGTGAAAGCCTCGCCGATAGCTGTTGTGTTTGCATCTGTTGTAGCTTCTTTTACAATGTCAGCGTTAATTGCAAGTGTTCCTGCTTCTACCATATTATATAAATTTCTTCATATTTATCATCTCTTTTAATTCTTGAAGAAATTCACAAATTGCATAAGCGTCGTTCTGTAAAGCAATTCTTTTTTCTTTTGCTTTATCTTCTGCAGTCAAACTATCCCATTCTTCAGCACGTATATATTTCTCATCTAGTTTCATACTTTTATAGAGTGAACAAGCAGTTTTAAATTCATCGTTTGTAGATGCCAAACCGCTCTCATTAG